TGTATAACCCCCTTACCCCCTCCCAAATTAAAAAGGTTGTAGAATTAGTAGATGGATTTAAATACAACGTTGGCGAAGGTGGGTATGTATCTGAGGATTGTGCCGTGATTTTAATCGAAGCCCGTTGCCCTTATAACGGTATGTTAATGTTTTACGGTACTGAAAGAAGCCCTGTAACGATTAGAAACTGGATAAACAAAGTTGAAGCGGTGTTATAATGAAATTTAGTTCTTCTACGCTAACACGGGGGGATAAATTAGAGCTTCTACAACGGTGGATAATAGTTCAATCCATACTTTATTATGAAATGGACTTTAATTTAGTCTTAGACCAGACGTTTGACGACAACTGCAAGCAACTAGTGGCTTTAATGAACAAGTCCGATAAGACTTTACCAAAAACGCAATATTACTACTGTATGAAAGATTTTGACGGAAGTACGGGGTTTGACTTGTATGGTAAGCTGTGAATTCTAAAGATAGGGAGTATTTGGAACAAATAGCAGGACACTTAAAATTAAGGTATGGGAACGCATCTAGCAGAAAGGAAAGTGAATATATGAAACAAATAAGCCTAGTGTTTCAAGAAGATTTCAAGAAAAAGCTAGTCAACAGAAAATCTGACTCTTGCTTGTGGTGTAGACACGGTACTCTTGAAGGAACTTGCCTAAGGTGCGGGAATAAGAAAAGCCCTAAGTATAGTAAATTATCTAAAAAACCAACGAAAACAACTTGTGAGGAGTGGAGGTACAAATTTTGAAATACGCTGTAATAGATATAGAAACTACAGGTCTGAACCGATATACGGATGAAATTACTTGGGTAGGAATTGGTTTATATGAAGAACTTTTTGAGCCTATGGTAAGAGGGTATTGGTACGATATGAGTAATCCAAAAAACTTGCCTAAATTACGAGGTATTGTAAACAAATTAAAAAGAAACGGGTTGAGAGTAGTATGGCAAAATGGTAAGTTTGATACCCTGTTTTTAGAACTTCACTACAAAATAAAGCTCCCTATATCTGAAGATTGTATGCTAATGGGTACTGCCTATGACCTAGCTGCAGAGCACGCCTTGAAAAAGATGGCTCAGAGGTATTTAGGGGTGTCTAATTGGGATATAAACAAAAAGGATAAATTGTCAGGGAAAAAAGAAACGGTATTGCCTTATTTGAAAAAAGACGTACAATATACGTGGGAATTGTTTTGTTTTTTCAAAGAAAATATGTCCGCAATTCACCGTAAAATATACACAAAAATGTTGAGACCTGCTTATAGAATGTACAGAAACGTTGAAAGACGTGGAATATACATAAATCGTAAAAAGTTGGCTGAAGTAAAGGAAAAATACAGAGTTATTGAGAAGAAAAAGCTCTCAGTCTTAAATAAATTGTATTCTATAAACTGGAACAGCCCACAACAAAAGCAGGAAGTTTTGTTTAGTCTTGAGAAATTACCCATCCTAAAATTGTCCCCTAAGACGGGTAAGCCCTCCGCTGATGCTAAGGTACTGAAAAGATTAGCAGCTCAAGGACATAAACTACCACAAAAGATGTTAGATTATTCCGCAGCCAATACCTTAAATAAGATGTTTTTAAACCGTTGGGAAGAGGATTCAGCGTATGACGGTAGAATTCACCCTAGTTTTAATTTAACAAACGTCGTAACGGGCAGAACCAGCTGCTCAAACCCTAATCTTCAACAAGTACCTAGAAATAAGGATATCAGAACTTTATATACAGCACCCAAGAAGAGGGTCTTCTTCGAAGCAGATTATTCGCAGCTAGAGTTGAGGATAGCCGCAGACTATGCAAATGAACCCACGATGATAAAAATATATGAGAACGACGGAGATATTCACACTGAAACAGCCCGTATTATGACGGGGGGTAGAGAGCCAACCAAAGATGAAAGAAATAAGGCAAAAGCCATAAACTTTGGTTTTCTGTATGGTATGATGGCTAAGGGTTTTGTTGACTACGCATATGACAGTTACGGGGTTGTTTTCAAACTTCCCGAAGCTCAACACAATAGGGAAATGTTTTTTATGAAATATTCAAGGTTATTACCGTGGCACAAAGAAATGGCTGAGCTGTGCGAATCGTTAGGCGGTGTATCAAATATGTTTGGGCAGTTTAGAAGCCTACCCCTAATATATTCTGACCAGCGTTTTGAAAGACTTAGTGCGGCAAGACGAGCTATAAATTCACCCGTTCAAGGTACAGGAAGCTGTATACTCGTGGGAGCGGCAACACAGGTAGACAAAGAACTTTTATCAGAGGGTGTAACCGTTTGCGGTACGATACACGATGCTATAGTTGGCGAAGTGTGGGAAGAAGATGTTGAATGGTTTATTCCTGAAATAAAGCGTATTATGGCTCGCCCTAAAATAATGGATGAGTTTGGGGTGGAATTAAAAATAAAGCTTGATACGGATGTCGCTATCGGTCCTTGGGGTACTCACTAAAAAATAAATAAAAATAATAGATATATTGCGATATCTCAAGCTATATCAAGCTATCGAGCGATATTATGGGTCTATGTTGTTAAAATACTCCTAAAATAAAGCTTTACTTTACTTTTAATCTATAGTATCATTGTTTTATACCTTAAGAACCGAGCTAAAAATTAATTTACACTAATAGTTTAAAACCAAAAGAAAGAAAGAGGAACTAAAAATGAAAAATATTACAGAGATGAAAAAAGGCAACACTGCTATCGTATGCGGCTTCACAGGAATCAAGCTTGGAGTATTTGTAGTAGAAGCAGCAACTGACAAATCCATCACTATTATGAAAAAAGACGGCAACAAGATGATTTTCAGCAAGAAAACAGGCAAGCAGACAAACGTTGAAGAGGGTAAGGAAAAGTATGCCAATAAGATAACTATTGATGACGGTAGTTATGTAGCTCCTGTAAGAAAAGCAAAAGCGGAAGTTGAAACAAAAGCCCCTGCTAAAAAAGCCAAGAAAAAGCCAGTAGTTGATGTCGATTATGAGGACGACGATGAAGAAGAGGAAGAAATTCCTGAGCCAAAAAAGGCAAAAAAGCTAAAGAAAACAGCTAAAAAGCCAGAAGTTATTGAAGACGATGACGAAGATGAGTATGAAGAAGCATAAAAGGTAACACCCTTTTGACTATAATACTCCTTAGGTTTTGGGGGGCTGAAAAGTCCCCCCATTAATGTAGCTACGATACACACGTAACGGTCACAAGCCCGTAAAAATACAGAGTGGTGGGTAAGCTTGTTTCGGTATTGCTAAAGGAATAAAAACAACACGTTAGTTCTTTTGCCACAAAAGCATACTAATTATTACTCAAGATTTTAATTTGCAAGCTTACCTAGTTTTTTATAGTTGAAGGGAGGGAATTGTGAACATAAGTTATTCAAGAGTGAGCTCATATTTACGGTGTCCGTATGCTCATTACCTTGGGTACATCAGAAAACTGAAGCTTAATAAAGCCATAAGACCATTACATTTTGGTACAGACTTTCATAAGCTACTTGAGGAAAGGAACGACCCCGAAAAGTTGAAACAAGCAAAAAAGGATATTAAGGAAAAGTTCTATGCTATGCCTGCCTCTTGGCAGTCCGACATAGGGGATGAGTATTTATCTGAAATTGCTTCAATTTTTAAGGATTATTCAACAGTCTGGAAAGACTCGCCTCAGCCCCAGAAAACCGAACACAAATTTGAATTAGATATTGGTAATTTCAAAGGAGAGCCAATAAAATTCGTAGGTGTAATTGATGAGTTGTATTTGTATAAGCATAACGGCGAAAAGTTCACTAAAATAGGTGAACACAAAACTTTTAGCCGCAAGCCTGACCAAAACACGTTAGTTATGAACGTGCAAAAGTGTCTATATGCAAAGGCAACTCAAATTGAACGGGGTTCATTACCCCGAACAGTAATCTGGGATTATATCAAGTCAACCCCCGCAAAAGAGCCTATTTGGTTGGAAAAATCTTCACGATTCAGTGACGCAAAATCTGACCAAATTACGGAGCTGAGCTGGAATAGGGCTTGTAAAAAAAGAGGTATTGATGACCCAGAAATAATCAAGCACGGACAAGACCTTTATGGAGGAAATATTTCAAATTTCTTCTTCAAGGCTGAAATGGACCTACTACCTGAGATGGTAGATAGTATCTTTGACGGATTTTTGTACACCTGTAAACAGATAGTAAAGCAAGGGGAAAAGAACAAAACCAAAAACGTGACTCAAGATTGCGGTTGGTGTAACTTTAGAGATATTTGTTTTGCTGAGTTTACAGGCGGAGATATTGATTACCTATTACAAAAGAACTACATATTGAAGGAGTAAAATTATGGGTATTTTAGACGAAGCAGTTGACATCAAAACATTAGGTCAACATAACCTTTGGGCAATATATGGCAAAAGNGGTTCGGGCAAAACCAAGTTGGCTTCAACTTTTCCCAAACCTATGCTATACTTANGAATCGGTGATGATGGTAGCAATACTATCGCCAACGAAGAAGGTATTAGTGCTATAGTTGTCAAAGACATGGGTCATTTGAAAGAGTTGGCCAAAGCACTTATTAAAGACAAAAGCTACGCTTCTGTTGTCGTAGACACATTTGGAATGATAACAAACGAGTGGCAAGATGAAAACGTTATACAAAAGAAGAAAAAAATGACTCAACAAACTTGGGGTGACCTAAAAGTAGATACAGAAGAGTTCATACGGTTATTTCATAAGGTCTCAAGAAAGCACTGTGTAGTACTAACTTGCCACGAAACTACAGATATTGTAGAGGGTATGGAAGATGAAATACTACCTGATATTAGACCAAGTGTAACCAAAGGAGCCAGGACGTATCTTGAAGGAATGTGTAACTACGGGATACACACGTTAAAAATAACAAAAGAAGTAACCGATTCAGAAGGGGTATCCTCAGAGGTTGTAAAGTATGCAGCCGAGTTGGGAGCAAACGCCTACTATTGGACAAAACTTCAAATTGATTCAAGCATCAAGTTACCAAAGAGGGTTATCAACCCCTCATACGCTAAATTTATTAAACTTATAGGAGGAAACAAGTAATGGCAAAGAAAAAAGTAGATTTCACAGGAGTGGAAACGTATCAAAGAGCAAGTGAAGGACAGCACGTAGCAAAAATTATTGAAGCAAAAGAAGCGGTATCACAAGGTGGCGGTGATATGATTAAAGTAGTTTATGAAATCGCCAAAGGTCCAGACAAAGGGTGTAGAGTTTATGAAAACTATCCTTTACAAGAAAACTCCCTTTGGAAGCTTAAAGGCTTATTACAATCTATTGGTGTAAAAGCTGACGGAAAAGTGATGCTTGATATAAGCAAAATGGTGGGAAAAAGCTGTATAATTGAAGTATTCCACGAGGAGTATAATGGCACACTAAGGGGTAAAATCAACGAGACCAGAAAACTAGAGTCCAAACCTACACAAGAGGCAGCAGCGGATGAGGAAGACTTTGAAGACGAAGAAGAAGATGAGGAGGATGAGGAAGAAGAAGTCCCAGCCCCAAAGAAAAAAGCAGCCAAGAAGGAAGAAAAGAAACCAACCAAGAAAAAGCCTGTAGTTGTAGAAGAAGACGATGAAGAGGACGAAGATAGTGACGACGAGGACGATGACGATGACGAAGAAGAAGAAGTACCAGTAACAAAGAAGAAAACAAAAAAGCCTGAAGTAAAGGCTAAAAAGGAAGAGAAAAAACCTGCTAAAAAGGCTCCAGTTGTTGAAGATGATGAAGAAGACTGGGACGATGAAGAAGATGACGAAGAATAAACGTTGACCCAATAGGGGAAGGGGCTTTTTTAAGCCCTTTCCTATTGTTATAAGGAGCACTATGGACGCATATAAAATAAAAGGCGACAACGGAGTTTCAAGCAGAAAAAATTTAGTTGTTAAAATGATGAAAGACCCCTATATAGACGGGGCTACTGACTATTGTCTATTAGTACCGTTTGTTGAAGAAGGCGATTTTGATAATGACCAGAAATTGTGGCTTTCGTTTCTTTATGGGTTGACCTACTCTTGTACCACCTCTTTAAGAATATTCTCACGCTTTCCTGTATTTAAGGATATAAACTTGAAAGAACTTAATGAGTTTTGGGAAGAAGAAAGAGACACCCTTTGGTTTAATCCAGACCGCAAGTATATCAAAAACAATAACCAATTTGTACCCTCTGTAAAAAGTTTTCGCAAAGCCTTAGGAGGCAGACCTTATCAAGGGCTTATAAAAAGCTTGGGAGAAGACTATAACTTTGAGGATATATACAAGCATATGTTGAAAAACTGGAAGTACTTTGGACCGCACGGTTCCTATTTGTTCTTTGATGCTTTGTACGGTATAATGCCAGAAGCTTACAGAGACCCAACCAACTTAGACTGGAAAAATGGCGGAGCTACTGTTGTAGAGGGTATGTCCCACTTTTTGTACTTAGATGAAGTAATAGAACCAAAGGATTACAACTACACCCTATACAACCATAACGTTGAATTGATACAAAGAAAGCTTGGTGGAATACCTAAAGTACAAATAGAATCAACGCTGTGTGCTTTCAGAAAGTTCTTCAAGGGTACTAGATACCTTGGTTACTACGCAGATAGGATGCTAGAAGAGTGTATCTACGTTGATAGTCTTAATGTTATGCCAGAGGGTATAGATATTTGGGAGCTAAGGGAAAAGACAATACCTGCTAATATGAGAGGGGAAACCCAAGGTTGGACAGGAATACGCAAGGAAAGATGTAAACTATGGTTAAATGACGGGGTAATCTTTGATGAGTAGGATACTTGTCAATTTAAGAGGTTGTAACGGAGCAGGGAAATCCACTATACCGATGGCTATGATGGATGACCCAAAAATGTACATAGAATGGGGTACGGTTGATGGTAAATTTAGAAAATTACTTACTATATTCCCCACCTATGGATGGTTGGCTTTGGGAACTTACTTAAATAAAACAGGCGGTATGGATACATTCCCAAATAACAAAACCACTCGTATAGCTTTGAAAAAGGCTTTGAGGAAATTCCCAGAATATAACGTAATTATGGAGGGGGTTATTGCTTCCACTATAAAATCAACCTACGCTGAGCTCTTCAGTAAAGCTCAAATACAATACCCCGAATTGGTCGTTATTATACTTTCCTTGTTACCCCCTATAGAAGTTTGTTTAGAACGAATTCAACAGCGTAACGGGGGCAAATCTATAAACGAAGAGGCAGTGGCAGGAAAGTGGAAAACCGTTGACAGGAACGTCCTATATTTCAAAGAGCAAGGCTTTATATCACTTAGAGTGAATTCAGCTAAAATCAGAAAAGAGCGGATGTTACCTGCATTTCTAAAGACAGTCAATAAGTACAACATAGAGGAGGATATTGATGTTTAGCAGGAAACAAATGATACAAGCCCTAAAAAATACAAGTGAAAAAGACATATTTCCTACTTTCATACCGTCCTATAAAAGACCTGATTTTGAGTTTAACAAAAGTATATTGAAAGGCTTTTCACCCGAAGCTCAAGACAAGTTTTTTATAGTGGTACGAAAAGAGCAATATAAAGAATACAAAGCTCAAAACCCAAATTTGAACTACGTTGTAATTCCTAAAGGTGCTGTCACAGGGGTTGGTTCTACCCGTAACTTTATCATAGATTATTGTATTAAAAATAAAATCAAATATGCTATTGATATGGATGACGATATAAAATACCTTCATTATTTGTTTGCGGGAGTATCTGGTGCAGGTAACGACTGTTCAAGGCATTCTACAATAAAAGAGGAAGAAAAGCACCCCGAAATACGTCAAAGGGTTTTTCAACTAATGTGTAAACTCGCCAAAGAGATATTTGAGGATAACCCAGATTGTATACTTGGTAATGTGAGAAAACAACACTTCTCTCAAGACATAGACAATAGCCAAACTAAGTATAAAATCAATTCAGCAGTTACCCCTAGACAAATACAAATATTAAATATTAAGGCTATGGCAAAAAACAAAATACGAGTGCCTGAGGAATTTGATTTGCACGGGGATGATATCGGCTTAGTGGCTGAAATACTTCAAAAAGGTAAAAGCTGTTTCAATATACCTTGCTTGTGCTATGACTATATTGACGAAAAGAAGAATTCAGTTGTTAGAGACCCAAAAAAGGAAAACCGACATTTACATAGACTTGAATATAACGCCTTAAAGGATATGGAAGCAACCCATTATCTCAAACAAAGTTTTTCATTCCCAGACGGGGAGTATATGTTTGGGGATATAAATTGGAGGGCTTATCATAAATTACACGGTACTGAGCCAATTAAAACGCTATGGGAGGATTAAATGTCAAAAATATTTATTATAAATGGTTATGCGGGGTCTGGTAAAGATACGTTTATAAATATGGTGGCTTCAAGCTGCCCTAGAAGTAAAATTGTTAATCTACACAGTTCAGACAAGGCTAAAGAAGCACTAAAACTACTCGGTTGGTCAGGGCTCAAGACAAAAGAGTCAAGAATGCTTTTGGCGGACTTATGTATATTTGGACAGGAAAGAGGGGTGTCTATTGACCTTATACAGGGAGCTTTGGAGCACTACCCAGAAGTGATATTTTTCCACGAAAGAAACCCTGAACAAATAGCTTTACTACTCAGGGTTTTCCCAAAAGCTAGTACACTATGGATGGAAAGAAAAGTATCTCAAGAACAAAAACAAGAGGAGGATATTTGGGGTATGGAAGATTTCAAATATGACTATTATATACGCAATAATTCAACCCTTGAAGAACTTTTGGTTACAGTAACACGTTTCATAAATAACACAGTAGGGGGCTATTTCAAAGGAAACAAGTAGATATAATTAAGGAGGAAATATAATGATAAATAATGGTATGAAAAATTTGAACATAGGTTGCGTTGCTCACTGTGAAACGGTGAATGATGCGTGGGAATATTGGTATAATGAGCTTTGTAAGCAATCTGAGCGTGGTTTTATTAGTGAATCAAGAGACGGTCAAGTAGCTGGTGAGTTTATCAACGCTATAACAATAATTGATGACCCTACAAGAAATTTAGTGACTTCACCGCTAAGAAAGATGCCTATGCGGTATGCGGTTGGTGAATTACTTTGGTACTTGTCAGGTAGTAATAAATTACAGGGTATACAAAACTTTACGTCAGCTTGGGATAGGATGTCTGATGACGGTGAACACGTAAATTCAGGTTATGGCCATAAGATTCAACATTTCTACGGGTTTGACCAATACGAGCACGTGAAAAAATTGTTACAGGTTGACCCTTTATCAAGACAGGCAATTATACACATTAAAAACGCAAGCGATGAGCCAAGTAAGGACACGCCTTGTACCATAAGCCTTCAACTTTTAATAAGGGACAACAAACTTCATATGACCGCTTATATGAGAAGTAACGATGTTTGGATGGGTGTGCCTTATGATATGTTTGCCTTTACTTGTTTACAGATGAAGATGGCTATGGAATTAGAAGTTGGAATTGGTACTTATACCCATATTGCTGGGTCTTTACACCTATACGATAGGTATCTACCAAAGCTTGAGAAAGAATTTCATACTCAACCTAAGAAAAAGCAACCCCCAAAAGATGAGAGTTCTGACTGCGGTACGGATGAGGATTGGACTAAAGAATTACAATCTAAAAACTTACAATACTCCTATGACGAGTTTCAAGGCAGTAAACCTCCCAAGGTAGGTGAAAAATGAAGCTAGCAAAAATCCTACTAAGGGTATTGGATGAAAAGAATGATGTGCTTGAATATACCCACTTTTGCTACGTTAGTGAAACCCTTCTAAACGTGTTTTTGGAAAAATTTAAGTGTGGAAGAATTGACCTAACTGACTACATAATAAAGTGGTGCGAAGAAGATTTTGCTATGAATTTGCCTATGTCTAAAAAGCGAGACATAATAATTCTCAGAGAGCTGATAAAAGACAGAATTAGTAGAGCTCACCCCCACCTTTATTTGGCTAGTAAAACAGACAGACAAGGTTGGGTACGGGTGTGGCTTAGCACACATATGGAAAAGGAGTTAACCAAATATGCAGGATAAAATAGTAACAAAAGACCATATGAACACCCTCCCCTTGATTGTAGCTGTGGACTTTGATGGAACTTTAGTTGAAGACAAATTTCCTCAAATAGGTGAACCAATCCCAGAAAATGTATCAACCCTCAAATATCTACAAAATGCGGGTATAAAGATAATTTTGCATACCTGTAGGGATAATGATACGGTTGAAATGAACCTTGATTGTGCGGTTGAGTATTGTAAAAAGATATTGGGGGTAACTTTTGATGCGGTGAACAAAAATATACCAGAAGTCATTGATATGTTCAATAACGATACAAGAAAAGTTTACGCCAATCTGTATTGGGATGATAAAGCTATAGCCCACAATATTCACCCTAAGTATTGGGTAGAAAGATTGGGGCTTGTGTATAATGAGTTTGGAGAGTAACTTACAAAAAAGAACCCTTGAATACCTTAATTCCTTGTCCTTCTGTGTAGCTGAGAACGTATCTGGTAACGCTACACAGTCTGGCAGGGCTGATATAAACGGTTGTATTAGAGGTAGAAATTTCAGGCTGGAGCTAAAAGTACCAGATAACAAAAACAAAGCTTCAAAAAAGCAAGAAATGAACCTTAGGCGTTGGAGTAAAGCAGGTGCGGTGACTATGGTGTCCTATTCTTTAGACTTTGTTAAGTTAGTTTTCACTGAGGAGGGTATAACAAAAAGTCGGCTGTTAACAACAACCCCTTATTATGAAGAAAACGGTTGTGAGTCGTGGGTTATTGTACCCTCCAAGGAGGCAAAATGAGTTATGAAATGAAATTAAAACCTTGGGTACATCAGCTCAAAGCGTTGGATTATTTAACAGTAAGAAACCACGGGGCTTTGTATACTGATATGGGCTCGGGAAAGACTAAGGTTATGATTGACTTGATTATGAACCGTGGTTTTAAAGTGGTTTTGGTGGTTTGCCCCTTAAAGGTTTGTGCTGTTTGGGAATATCAGTTAGGATTACATTCAGATATTGAGAAAAATCGTGTTTTTAACGTGTCTAAATTAAGTACCCCAGACAAAGTATCACGGCTCTCTAAAGAATTTACCAAAGCCAGAAAATCGGAGTCTACGAGGATAATTATAGTCAACTATGATAGTGTCTGGTTAGGGGCTTTTGGAAAATACCTTTTAAGGAAGACTGTAGGTATCGATTGCGTTATATGCGACGAAAGCCATAGAATTAAGAGTCCTTCAAGTAAGTGCTCAAAATATCTAACCAAAATCGGTAAGCTTGTTAAGTATAAATATTTGTTAACGGGTACGCCTTTGGCTGAAAACCCTATTGATGTTTACGCTCAATACAGATTTTTAGACTCCACAGTATTTGGTACAAATTTTGATAACTTCAAAGCTGAGTACGAAAACGTGGATATTATGAAGACCGCCAAGGTTGGCTACGTTGTTTTGAAAAAAGACAAACCCTATATTCATTTGGATAGGCTACAGAAAAAGATGTATAGTTGTGCTTTTAAGATTGATTCTACTGTGGAATTACCCCCTACAACTAGTATAGTGACAAAATTTGAAATGTCCCCAAAATGCCAACAAGCTTATAAGGAACTTAAAAAGGAGGGTATACTTGAATTCAGCTCAGGCTTTATTGAAGTAAGTAACGCTCTTACCCGTATAATCAGAGAACAACAATTGACTAGTGGTTTTGCGGTGATTGAAGGATATACTTATAGCGGTGAGACCGAGACAATAACCGTTGATACCTCCCGTCAGGAGGCACTTCAGGAACTGATAGAAGGTATAAACCAAGATGAACCAGTGGTTGTCTTTGCTAAATTCAAAAAGGACTTAGATGCGATAAAATCTGTGTCTAAAAGCCTTGGGAGAAAGTATTCTGAAGTTTCTGGGAGAGCTGACACCCTACAAGAGTGGAAGGATGGTAAAGCCAAAGTCTTAGGAGTTCAGTACAAAGCTGGTTCAGAGGGTATTGATTTGACTGAAGCCCGTTATTGTATATATTATAGCTTGACGCACTCACTAATGCTATACGCTCAAAGCTTGAAACGTACACACAGACCTGGACAGGAACACCCCGTTACCTACTATCATTTGGTAGCTACGGGTAAGAAAATGACTACTATAGATGAGGAAATTATGGAAGCCCTTAGGCGTAAAAAGAAAGTTGTTGACTACGTGATGGAAATAAGAAAAGACCCCAACTAAGGGGTCTTTTTTATGGTGTTTTTTATTATTTTGTTTAAAGGTACTACGTGTAACTTCTTGTTTTTATCGTAATACACTAAGCTTTTATCAGTAACCTTCCATCCGTAATAAGTATCAATACTATTTGCTATGGCGTAATCCATTACCTGTTTCATATCTCCGTTTTTCATTTTATACCTCCTGCGGTTTTTATTACTAGCTTAGCTCCTTATTTTACCGACTTATTTGATGGCAAATATCGGCGTAACGGAGTTCTTACTAGTATTAGTGAGTAAAGCGGTGTTTGCTTATTCTTCCTCCTTTATAACCTTGCCTTCTTTTCTAAAGTGCTCACGACGAGCTTCATAAGTAACGGGCAAGGCGTTTTTGACTATTTCTTTTATATCGTTGTAGGAAACACTAAATTGAATTTCTTTCCCATCCCCAATAGTTAAAGTCTCATTTTCCCCTTCTAAGGTGTATTGAACTATTAAATCCTTTTTATCAAAAAACTCTTCCTTAGTACAAGCGTACCCTGTTATTGTTGCTTTAGTTGCTTTCTTTAGTGTTTTCATTTTGTTTTCCTTTTCTCCCCGTATACTCGATAGGCCAAGTCTTGTTTTTTAAATATTCTTATATTTTTTATTATCTACTTGTGAAGCTCATGCGTCTATCATTTAAACATACATTCAAATTGATATCTTCCAAACGTTCCGTCATGTCGTTGTTCATTATTTCACATTCTACAGTTAGGAAGCAGATTGAGTCTATCAAATTAGTGGTGTAGTATCCTGTGCACTTGCCGCCTGTGGCTTTTTCTATCTTCTTGATTTCGCTTTTTAATAACCCTTTAAATATTTTCATCTCAATCTCCTTTTGTACCTCCGTTGATTTAACTATAATACTAGTATATTCCTTTGGGATAAGAAAGTAAAGTCTTTTTGTAAAGTAATTTTAATTTATTTTTAATCAAAGAAAAAGCCTGTAGAATTAAACATCCTATCAGGCTTTTTCGTACTTAATTTAGCAAACAAATTTAAAAGCTACAAGTCCAAATAATGCAATGGCGTAAAGGGAACCAATTATTACAGTAGTTCTTCTCCAAAATACCCTATTCACTTCTGTGTCGTGAGCCATTTTGGTTAGCACATTATTTAAAGCTATACTCTGTTCTAGCACCTTTGTTAAGTCATCCATTGTACCTCCTGTTTTATACGTTCTTACTTGTTACTTTCTTTTTAAAGTCATTTAATTCATCAAAGAATTTGTCATATTCTACTAAGGCTCGGGCAGTATTAGTAGATATGTTATCCCCTATTTCTTTTTGCATATCGCAAGCGTTACAACGGGACAATTGACCTATACATTCAAGCCCTCCCAATATTAGAAATACCGCTTCTTGGAGTACCAATTGCCGTTTGGCACTTTTCTTGTCTAAATAAGCAACTATAGCTATCAAGGCAGGAACCATTAGAACGGTCATTTGTAATAATAGTGTTAACGTAGTTTCCATAATTCCTCCTAACTATTTTGTCGTTAGTTGTTTGAACACCTGATTACCCCAAACTGCTAAAGCTGTAACGAATGTGCCTTGAATGATTCCATTGAATATTATATCAGCCGTGAAACCACCATCTAAAGCGTAAAATATAACGGACATTACCAAACCTACAACCCAAAGAATCAAGGGTATATATTTACTCTTAATTTTCTCGGTTTGTTTTATTAACATCCCGATTATGTACAAAAACGCTACCAAAATCAAAATTTTCGGATCTACAAACTTTATCCACTGTGTCATATCCATGAGCTACCACCTTTCTTCACTTAAAAATAATTTATTTAACATACCCCACAAAACCTTTTGATTTCAGGTCAAGTAGTAATGCATCAGCGTTAGATTTATTGGCAAAAGCCCCAACTTGGACTCGCCAAAGTCTGGTATCACCAAAAGATTTCTCAACCCAAGCAATACCTAAAAAGGATAATATTGCCTTCGCATAAGCAACACCGACTGCTTTTTGTTCTGCTACGGTGTCAGCAAATTTTACATCTTCCAAATTATCAAGGAATACAGCCTCAGCTATTACAGAAGGACAATAAGGCTCACGGTTGAATCCATAATAGTCGCTACCATAGGAATTTGTTTTAGTATGAACCCCTCTGCTGTTCTGACCCATTGCTATAATTTCTTTTTCAAGTAATTGAGCGAGTCTTTTGCCTTCTGTACCTATGATGGAATACCAAGCTTCAAACCCGTCTCCTCTGCCAGCGTTATTATGACAAGCTAAGGCACAATCAGGTCTGAAATTAATACATTCCTTTATTTCATCTGACAAGGGGTCATCCACATCAGACTGCCTACTTAGCAATACGTTAACTCCGTGTCTATCTAATTCCTCACCACAAGCCAAACCCATTACAAGGTTCATATCTTTTTCCACCAACCCATTATAAGATGCTCCAGGGTCAGAACCACCGTGCCCAATACTAATAAAAACTTTCTTTTCACCAGGATCTACTGGGGCAGTTGTCTTTTTCAGTTTGATACCAAAGGCTGACGTGATATTTCTACCTTGCACTAAATCGCCTTTAGGAGTAAGAAATGCGTTACTATAACCCCCATCGGTAGCAACAGCGTCTTTACAGCCTGCCCCAAGTAAAGCAACAACCATTTGATTTAGCGTAGCTTTTGTTTTTCTGGTTGTGGCTAAGTAGATATGTCTGGCGTCTACACCTATCGCACCCCGTTGAGTGTAATTGGTAGCAAAAGATGGGCTGAGCCCTTTCATATCCAAGTCCTTTTTGCCGTCAATAATAAGGGTTGGAGCTCCCCCTAGAAAATCAACAGGCTTACCAACGCAATAAGCGGTTTTAGACAAATAAGCAGATATACCCTCAAAAGGATTACCGAAAGCAAGCCCTACATCCGAATAATTGCCTCCTCCTTTGCTTACGCCGTCTATTACCATATCAACTATATTCCAATAGTAGTATGGGTCAGTCTTGGGATTGCCGTTTGAGAACATTCCAGCATTAATAGCATAGTCCCAATCCTTTTCTTCTGCGTGTTCTTTCAGCGACCAGTTTGGGTTTTTGTCTTTTAAACTTAGCCCTGCTGCCTCTATCTCGCTAAACTTTATTTTGTGTATTTCTATAGTCATAATGTTCCTCCTATTTTAATCTTTATATATTAATTACTATGAGAAAAGCTATAGTCACAACCAATATAGTTCCTAATATGCCTATCCATAACATAGTTCTCCTCCCTTACTTAAAGGGGGATTTCTCCCCCTTAATAGCTATTAAATTTAGAGTAACCCCAACAACTTTTCAATACGGTCAATTCTTTCTTTATCTGTTAAAGGTTTGGTTTTCTTTTTGTCCTTATAATCTTTTTTTATTGCGTCTTGAGTTGCTAGTTTGTCTTGTAAAGCCTGAGTGACTTCTTCCATCTTTTTCATACAATCACTGCCCTTTCTATTAGTATTTCTACTAACGCTTCAAGTTCAACGATTTTTGCCTCTTTTTCTGCTATACTTTCAAGCAACATTTCTTCCATTGTTTTC